TCTTGCTAAAGTAGAGCCAACTCTTGCAAAAGAGACTAACAAAGAGATTGCCTCTTTTCTTAAGCCAGTAGTTGCTAATGCACGAGGCTTCTTGCCTTCCAACGCTGCAGCTCCTAGCGGTTGGTTGAAGCGACCTAATGCCAGTGGGCGTTGGGCTAATCGCTCCTATGACTACCAAGAGGCTCGTAAGGGCATCACTTTTAAGTCAACACCTAGCAAGCCGAACCGTCGAGGATTTCAGGCACTTGCTTCTATTTTTAACAAAGGTGCTGCTGGCGCTATCTACGAAACAGCAGGACGCAAGTCAGGAGTCGTTGGAAACTTTACTCCTAACCTTGGCGGTCAGTTGGTAGGCAAAGGTCAGAAGATGACTGGTCGCGCAATCTTTAGAGCCTTTGAAGATGATCGTGGCAAGGCTCAAGATGGCGTAGTAAAGGCTATTGAAAAGGCAGCAGCTAACTTCGACTCAATGAAGGACAAGGTCTAATGGCAGATTTAAGAATTGACGTTGCTGCGGAGTTCACAGGCAAGAAGGCATTCAAGCAGGCCGATACCGCAGTACAGAAGCTACAGAAGGACGTTGTAAAGTTAGGTAAAGGCTTAGGTCTAGCCCTTGGTTCTGCCGCTTTAATTCGTTATAGCAAGGACGCAGTCAAGGCTTTTGCAGCTGATGAAGCAGCGGCTATTCGCCTTGCCAATGCAGTAGATAATCTTGGACTTGCTTATGCTAACCCACAAATTACCAAGTTCATTAGAGAGCTTGAGATTACCGCTGGCGTTGCTGATGACGTGCTTCGTCCAGCCTTTCAAGCCCTACTTACAACCACAAAAGATTTAGGTACAAGTTACAAGCTACTCAACGATGCTCTTTCAATCTCACGCGGTTCAGGCGTTGACCTTGCCACAGTAGTTCAGGACTTGGCTAACGGTTACGTTGGAATCACTCGTGGACTTAAGAAATACAACACAGGACTTAGCCAGACAGAGTTAAAGTCTAAGTCCTTCGCTGAGGTTCTTACTATCCTCAATGCTCAGTTCGCTGGCGCTAATCAAGCCTACCTAGACTCTTATGCTTACAAGCTCGATGTCCTCACAGTTGCAGCCAATAATGCCAAGGAGACTATTGGTGGCGGTCTAGTTAATGCCCTAGCAATGGCAGGCGGTGGATCAGAAGTTCAGGACGCAGTCAGAGCAATTGACAACGTAGCGAAGGCAATTAATGGCATTACTACAGCAGTCGGCTTTGCAGTAGGCGCACTTACTAAGCTCTATAAGGGCTTGGATTTCATCACTACCTTTGGTGGCTTACTTGGGCCTAACGGCAAGATAGTCCAGAAGTTAAATCCTTCTGCTATTGCCCAGCCATTAAACAAACTTGCACAGACACAGATTAAATCTTCAACAGTTCTTGCAAAGGCTACTAAGAACAACACAGCAGAATTAAAGAAGCAAGCTGCACTCAAGAAGGCTGGCACAGTCTTTGACTTAGATCAGATTCAGATTGTTGCTGCCTTAAAGGGTAAAATCTCAGAAGAAGAGAAGATTCGCTTACAGGCTCAATTAGCTTTGCTTAACGGCAATACTGATTTAGCGGCAAGACTGACTAACGAGATTCTTAAGGCACAGGATTCCACAGGCAACTTGTCTAAGTTTCTTTCAGCCTTGCCTAACGCTAAGAATCCTTTTGAGTACCTAGATGCTTACCTTTCCTATATCGCTAACAAGGCAGCGGCAGTCCTTACAGGCTCTACTGCGCCTAGCGTGCCAAGTAGTAACGCCTCAGCAGCGCCAATGCCTACGCCGTCAGAAATGGCTGCTTCAGGATCATTCTCTCAGCTAGTCTCACAAGGCGCAGGAGCATCAGGAGGCTTCTGCCCAGTAGTTGCAGCAGCAATGGCTCCGCAAGTAATCGAGTTAAAGATTACAGGCGATGGAGACTTGACCAACACAATTGCAAAGAACCTTATGCAGCAGAGCCTTTCTACTGGCAACCAGACTTACGTGAACCGTAGAACTGGTGGCTTTGAGTAATGGCATTACCTGCACAGATAGCGGTTACTTTCGACTTTAGCTCTGGTGCAACATTCGGAGCAGGGTTCGTCATAGGTTCACCTGATAACGGCGTTATTGGCGTAAACCGCTTTGGCTCATCTGATGTAGTTATCCCTACAGTTGATCTCACTCCTGATGTGTACTCAATCTCAATCCGTCGTGGTCGTAACATCATGAAGGACACCTACGAGGCTGGCACAGCCATTGTGAGAGTCCTAGACCCTCAGGGTTACTTCAACCCACAGAACCCTTCATCGCCCTACTTTGGCTATCTAGTGCCTTTGCGTAAGCTGCGCATCTCAGCAACGACAGCAACGGCAGAACACTTCCTATTCTCTGGCTATGTCAATGATTACCGCTATACCTTCCCTGTAGGTCAGGAAACTGCTTACGTTGATATTCTTTGCACAGACGGCTTCCGCCTTCTCCAGATGGCTAACGTGGGAACTATTGCAGACACTCCTGCTGGCCAGACAACTGGCACACGCATTGGCAAGATTCTCGATGACGTGCAATGGCCAGCCTCTATGCGCACTATTGCAACAGGTGTAACAACCTGCGTTGCTGATCCTGCAACTATTCGCACAACCCTAGAAGCCGTCAAGAACGCAGAGTTCTCAGAAGGACTTGGTGCGTTCTACATGTCACCAGACGGCACAGCAATCTTTAAGTCTCGCAGTCAGGTAGCTTCAACCCTTGCTGCTACTGCCACAGAGTTCAACCAAACAACAGGTATCCCTTACCGCTCAGTCAAGTATGCCTTCGATGACAAGCTCATTATCAATGACGTAAAGTTCAACCGCGTAGGCGGTACAGCTCAGAACGTTTACAGCCAAACTTCTATCGATAAGTACTTCCCTCATGGCTTAACTCAAGAAAACCTCATTGCTGAGACTGACACAATCGTGGCAGGCATTGCTGGCAATTACGTCAATACTCGCAAAGAGACCACAATCCGCATTGACGAGATGACTGTGGACTTGCTAGACCCAGCAGTACCAACCGACACAATGATTGGCTTGGACTACTTCGACAACCTACAGATTACAAACGTGACCCAAGAAGGTTCAACGATTGTGAAAACCCTGCAAGCGCAAGGCTTTGCATGGGATATAACACCCAATAAGATGACTGTATCAATTACGACTTTAGAGCCGATTCTTGATGCTTTCATCATTGGTAGCACGACATTTGGTATAATCGGCACATCTACATTGAGCTACTAGGAGCAACATGGCAACCTTTCCAGTCACCACAGGCGACGTACTAACAGCGGCAATTTATAACTCGCTAACCGCCTTTACAGTAGGCTCAGACCAGACAGCGGACTACACCGCAGTCCTAGCGGATCAGTACCAAGTCCTAGTCCCTATGAACAAGGCAACAGCAGTAGCCTTCAAGATTCCTACAAACGCCTCAGTAGCGTTCCCAGTAGGCACAGCAATCACTATTCTTAACAAGGGCGCAGGAGCGGTAACAATCAGCGCAGTCACCTCTGGCACTACTACAGTCCTCTCAGCAGGTGCAGTTGCAGCTTCTCCAACCTTGGCTCAATACAAGACAGCGGTCTGCATTAAGACTGCAACAGATACTTGGTATGTGGTGGGCGCGATTGCTTAACGTAATCTCAGGGCTATTGGCTGGGGGCGTTGCCGCCTCTACGACCAGTTATGAGTCCATCGCTACTGTATCGATTGGGTCGGGTGGTGCTGCTACGGCTACCTTCTCGTCAATCCCTAGCACCTACAAGCATTTACAAGTTCGCTTAATTACTCGTAACGATAGAACGAACACACTTGATGGTCTTTACATGCGCTTTAACTCAGACTCAGGCACGAATTACTCAGACCATTTTCTTCGAGGTTCAGGCAGCGCGGTAGATGCAAATGCCGACGTTTCCTCTGCTTATATGCTCATGGGAACAGTTCCCGCCTCAAGTGCCACAGCTAGCGTTTTTGCTGGTGGCGTTATAGACGTTTTAGATTATGCCGATTCGAATAAATATAAGACAGTCCGCAACCTTCTTGGTTACGATGCAAATGGTTCAGGTTATGTCGGACTTTTTTCTGGCAACTGGCGTTCAACCTCAGCCGTTACAAGCATTACTTTAGGCTCAACTAATGGCTCTGGCTTCTTGCAGTATTCATCATTCGCCCTTTACGGAATCAAAGGATAGATAAATGCCCGCAGGTTCTACTTACACGCCGATAGCCACTACCACGCTGGGAAGTGCGCAAAGCAGCGTTACATTTAATTCCTTTTCAGGATACACAGACCTTGTAATTGTTGCAGTCATCGGCAATTCAGCCAATGCAAATCGCGATTTATACTGGACTTACAACGGAGACAGTGCAACTAACTACAGCAGCACAAGCGTGGGCGGCGATGGGTCTAGTGCTTTTGCCAGCCGCGACTCTAATAAAGCATTTCTTCGACTTGTCGGAAGTAGTAATAACACCCCAACCAATATGAGCATAATCCAAATTATGAACTATTCCAACACCACTACATTTAAGACTTGCCTATTTAGAGCAGGTAATCCAAGTTGGGTAGTTACAGCAACGGCTGGGTTATGGCGTTCAACTTCTGCCATTACTTCAATCACCTTTACCAATGAAAGCGCAGCCAACTTTGTCACAGGCTCAACCTTTACCCTCTACGGAATTGCGAGCGCATAATGCCAAATACTTATGAGTTAATCGCTTCTTCTACAGTCGGGTCAGGCGGCACTTCTGCCATTGACTTTATGTCAATCCCTAGCACCTACACAGACCTCGCACTTAAATTATCTTTAAGAAACACAGGTGTTGGCGGCCCTGCTGGGTTCGTCCTTTATACAAAGTTTAACACCAGCGCAGCCAATTTTTCATGGAGATTTGCGGGTTCTGACAATACAACAGTTTATTCAGCAAGCGGTAGTGATAATCTTTTAACTTATATTCCAGGCTCAAGCGTTACAGCAAGCACATTTGCTAGTTACGATATGTATATTCCTAATTATGCTGGCTCTACCAATAAAGCTTTTTATATAGATTCTGCAATTGAAAATAACGCCGCGGCAGGTCGAGAAATCATGACCGCTTCTTTACGATCTAATACCGCAGCTATTACCTCAGTCGGCTTTTATCCTGACTCTGGTTCATTTGCAGAATACTCAACCGCCTACCTATATGGAGTAAAAAATGCCTAATCCAACACGAATCGAAATCAACTGCGAGACAGGCGTGGAGTCAATTATTGAATTGACCGATGCCGAGGTTGCAGAACTTACCTATCAGGCAGAACTAGCAGCCGAGAAGAAGGCTGAAGAAGATGCTAAGGCAGAAGCTGATGCTGTGGCTAAGGCTGCGCTGCTAGATCGTCTAGGCATTACTGCTGATGAGGCGAAGCTCCTACTGGCATGAACCCATGGCTATGCAAGGCAGGGCAGCAGCTCAGGCTTCAAGTAGATGATGAATTTCCAAGTCGCTCTAGAGCCAGCGATGGCTGGGTCGCAGATGCTAGACACGTCAAGGCTGGTACATCTGATCATATACCAGACCCTAATAGCGGAATCGTTCGGGCAATCGATTTGTCAAGGAATCTATCTGGAGCAGCAGAGCCCGACCTCATGCCTTATCTTGCAGACCAGATTCGTCTCGCAGCAAGAAAAGATAAGCGAATTGCTTACGTCATCTTCGACAAGAAGATTGCCTCTGCAAAATCCTTATGGCGTTGGAGAGCTTATAAAGGAATCAATCCTCATACTAAGCATTGCCATGTCAGTTTTAGCAAGAAGGGCGATGCAGATGGCTCGTTCTTTAATATCCCGTTACTAGGAGGCACACAATGAACATGAAGAATCCCGTAATAATGAGCCTTGGTGCTTTCCTTGCAGTCTGGGGAACAACCTCAAACTTCGCTCTGGACTACCGCTCTATTCTTGGTTCAATCGTCGCAGGCGTATTCGGTTACGCAACTCCTAAAAAATGACACAGGAAAGTTTCTTCACTCTTTACTTTGCTAGCCTTGGCATTATCGGGGGCTTGGCAGGGTACGTCATTACTCACTTGCTCTCTGAAATTAAGCGACTTAATACGCGTGTCGATGAGATTTACAACATACTCTTAGATCGATAATAAAGCCATGGCAAGGAAACGACCAGTCATTGACTTAGATACTTACTCTGCGCTAGATGCTGTCGCGATAGCGTATAACGAATGGTACAAGAGTCTCAGACGCGCAGGTTTCTCAGAGACTCATGCCTTCTGGATACTTGGTGATCGTGATGCCTTCCCTGATTGGCTCATACCTAACCTGCCTAATCGCATCGATAATATCCCCTATGAGGACGACGACGAGGACTAGATGAAGAAGATCGTAATCCTGAGCGACCTGCAAGTGCCCTTCGAGGACGTGCATGTAACTCGGAACATAGCACGATTTCTCAAGACCTTTAAGCCAGACCAGACAGTCACCATTGGTGACGAGATTGACTTCCAGACTATTAGCAAGTGGTCAGAGGGAACACCTCAAGCCTACGAGCAGAGTCTAGGCGATGACCGAGACCGCTGCGTTGATCTCCTATGGGAGTTGGGCGTTACAGATTGCATCAGGTCTAATCACACAGACCGCCTGTATAACGTCATTATGAAGAAGATACCCTCTTTCCTATCATTGCCAGAACTGCGCTTTGAGAAGTTTATGAAATTCGATGAACTAGGCATAACCTTCCACAAGAACCCAATGGCTATCGCACCAGGCTGGATTGCGGTTCATGGAGACCATACGCCTATCAAGAACCTAGGCGGTCTTTCAGCCCTTGAAGCAGCTCGTAGGCATGGCAAGAACGTTATCTCGGGACATACTCACAGAGCAGGGCGTAGTGCCTTCTCAGAAGCCTCTGGAGGGCGTTTAGGGCGTGTTTTACATGGTGTTGAGGTTGGTAACCTCATGGACTTTAAACAAGCCTCATACACCAAGGGAACGGCTAATTGGCAGCAGGCTTTCGCCATCATGTACGTCAAGGGTTCTAACGTTCAGGTGGACATTATCAACATTGAAAAGAACGGCACGTTTATCGTGCAAGGCAAGGTCTATGGAAGGGTTCGCTAGACCAGACTTCGGAGACGAAACTGTGGACGAAATCGTTATCGTTTCGTTATCAAAGAATGGTGGTTGTTTCGCCCGTATGCCCTAAAGTTGGTCTTACCAACAACAGAAGGGCTCAATCATGACAGTAGGACAGATCATAGTCTTTGCGGTTATCTGCTTTGCGTTCTGGCTAGGCAATCGCTCTGGCTACGCTAACGGATATGTCGCAGGACGTAAGGCAGTACGCAAGTACTACGAGAAGCAGCTACAGCAGGTGGGTCAATGAATGCTAGAGACTACCTCAATGAAGCGAGAGCTACTATCCAAGACCGAGGACTTGATTACGGTCACCCTTCAGACAATATGCAACGCACGGCCTCACTCTGGAGCGCATACCTCGAAATGCCAGTTACGGATTATCAGGTGGCGATGTGTTTGGCACTGGTCAAAATCGCAAGAAGCATGGAGACTGCAAAGCCAGACAATTACATCGACGGCGCAGCGTATTTTGCAATAGCAGGGCAACTACACACCGAGGAGAATGACCTTTATGTTTAACCTAGATGATTACGAGACAGTAGAAGAACGCCTTGCTAAGTTCTGGAAAGACCACCCAGAAGGTCGCATTGAAACAAAGCTGATTGTCAATACTCCTACTCAGTACATTGTCTGGAGTGCTATTTACAGAGACTCAGCTGACGTTCAACCATGGGCTACAGGACTAGCAGAAGAAACTGTGCAAGGTCGTGGCGTGAACAGCACCTCAGCACTAGAAAACTGTGAGACCAGTAGCCTCGGCAGATCACTAGCCAATGCAGGTTATGCAACCAAGGGCAAGCGCGCTTCGCGTGAAGAAATGACCAAGGTTGCTAAGGCAACTGAGGTAAAGGCTAACATCGAGCAGGTAAAGGCTAAGATGGCAGACACTTCAAAGGAATATGTACCAGTAGCAAAGGCAGATGATCCGTGGACACAATGGGAAGCAGCACCAGTTCAGACTTTAGAGACAGCCGTCGAGACGGTGAAATCATTGTTGGGTGGAACAGCACCCGACGAGTCCTGTATTCATGGGGCTCGAATCTGGAAGCATGGGGTCAGCAAAGCTGGCAATAAGCCGTGGGGTCATTGGCGTTGCCCTAATCAAGCAACCAGCGGATCAGAAAAGGGCGCAGATGATAAGTGCGAGCCTATCTGGTACGAGGTAAAGCCTGATGGCACATGGGGAAAGAGGGCTAGCTGATGGGTTACGTTACATTCCTGAACCAAGATGGTGAATGGGAGCAATTTCCTAACGAAGAACAGCA